ATCACCTGTGTGTCTCTCTGGTGAATCCTAGACCTGTCGGATCGTCGCATGGACGACTTCGTATGGAATTGAGGCAACAACAATTGATGCACATTCCATTCCAACGGTTTACTTTCAATTGCATTAAACATCGTGATTTCAATCTTCGAGTTTCAAGGAGACAACCTTGACAAACATATGGATCATTCATTCTTCATCGACCTCAATCCATGTTGGCTCAAGCAACCAGTCACCAAAAGAACCTGCACAATCAATTAAGTCTTCAGCAGAATACAAACCAGCCTCATGTGCTTCCTTGGTGTAGCCTGCACGATTAGGACGCCAAAACACAAGTTTAGATTGATTGTACCAATCAGTGATGAAAGTTTTATCGGTTTTGACTGCGAATTCAGAACGCTTTAAACAAATAATTCTGTAACGTCTTACTTTCATTCAAACTCCTCCAGTGTTGTTTGATTCAATGCCTTGGCAATTATCTCTTCAACATTCCCTTTGTAGTCTGGATCTATTTGCGTCGCATAGTCGATGAGTGTGGAAGCTAAGTGGAGACATGCTTTTCGATATCGAACCACTCTCATCGCTTGTGTTGCTATATCTTCTTGTAATCCATACGATCTAAGGCCAATTCTAACCCATTGGCTAAAGTTATCCATCTGTGCTGCTATCTGTGCAGTCTCGACCGTGAGGGAGACTTCTTTGCGTACTTTCATTCTTCATCACCACATGATTCGCAGTTTTTCTTTCCACAATATGTGAACGGTTTGTCTCCATAATCTTCATCCTCGCAATTCGGCATGTTCTATCGTATGAATCACTACTATATTAACCCGTACGGACGGGTGGAATTTGAAAGTTTGACAGGGTCAAAAGCAGAACTCACTAAATAGGGGGTGCTATACCATAGGGGTGGTGGACGGGGAGAATGGTGGCGTGAAGATTGGCTCGCTTCGCTCGCGAAGATGGGATTGAGGATACTAAAGCGATGTAATTTCTGCACCAGTTTAATTTATACACCTGTTTTGATTAGAATGTTTGGCGGCGGGGACGCGTCTGGTACTTCGCTAGCAGAAAAAACCCGCTGCCACCCCCAAAAAAAGTGATTTATATGGCAAAAGGAAGCAGAGACGTAATTTTAAGAGATCGACTACAATTTGATGTAGCAGCTACAACAGGGAATGTTAACTTGGTTTATGGCCGTGTTGACCTTTCAGACTACGTTTCAATCGTTAAAAACGAAGGATTGGCTATCAAAGAGATTCGATTTCAACTACGTGATCCTAACTCAAGCCTTCCATTTCCGACATGGATGGGTACAGAAAGCCCTGCTGGACTTTCAACCATCTCCACAAATGAATCATCTATTCGAGTATTCGCTACAACAACCGCGTACGAACTTGCACAAGATGTAGGAATTGCATCACCAAACGTAATCTGCATGTATGAGCGCATTGCTAATTCAACCATTGAAGGAGCAGGCGCTACAGCAGCATTTAGCACACATGACTTTGAAGAAACCCTTTACGGAACTCCAGACCTTCACCCTGAAGGCTACGATGTTGTAACCGACTTATTGATAGGAGTTACAGCAAACGGATTGCTTAACACTCGTCTCGAAGGTACAACTCAGGAACTCGACATCATGATTATTGCAGAACCTAAGAAAATCACTTCTAAGGATCTAACACAAATGCTCACACAGGCTCAAGACCTCTGAGGAGGTTTTTGAATGCCTAGAAAGAGAACAAAAGCCGAAGCCTTGGAACGCCTGTTGGATGTTCCTGATGTACCAGGTGTCAAGGGAAAAGTTGGTGCGATCAATCGTGCAGCCCGACTTGGTGCTGCTGGCCTTATTATGCTAGACCCATTAAACCGACTAGCCGATGAAGTTACCGTCGTACCATACGACATGATCGCAATACCTGCACATGAATACTTTAGGCTAAACTCTGATCCTACATTTCAAATCTACATACGCGGTGGAGAAACCATCATGCCTACTGGGGGTAATGTTCGAGATGTTCAGGAAGTAGTCGAAACTATGGCTGTAGAGGACACACCCAAGCCTCGCAAGAAAGTTACTGCCTATCAACGCAAGTACAAGAAAGCCTTTGCTACGGTTAAGCCAAAGCATATGGCTAAGAATGGAAAGTGGAAGAAAGGCGGATTCAAAGCCGCTGTCAAGGCTGCTCATAGGATGTGTAAGTGATGCCTGTTACTATAATTAAAGAAACAATCGAACTTGATGAATTTACATGCGACGCAAACGGTAACGCATTCTTTCAAAAAAGAATTAACTTATCAGAAGGAAAAGTGCATAACTTACTTCAAACTGACATTTTTGAAGATGCTTATTTTGCTAGTGATAGTCAAGCCGTAAGATTCGAAGCTGCTGTAACTCCATATCCTATCATTCCAACCGATATGCCTTTTATTCAATCTGCTACTAATTACAAAAATCGTTACCCTTCCGCAGGTGATGATTCAGTTTTGTTTAAGGTAAATGGTGTCGTTGGAGACAATACACCAAGCACTTTCAATCAATTTCCTAGTGAACAAATAGCAGCCGATCAGAAAACAGCGTTTTACACAGATCACCTTTACATCAATTTTCACATCATGGGGGGTGCAAATAATACTTACACCAATTTTGCATGGTCATTTATGTTTACAATGATGAGCAAAAAAGTGCCAGTTTTAACCCATAGTATGGGTGTATTGGCAGAATCTCACAATGCTATGTGTGCGTTAATCATGTCAAATGGGCACATGAACACCCTTCCGAACCTTCGAGGTAACACATTTCCGATGTGGAGGTATGGTGGAATCGTTGGAGAACACATGGTTGACCCAACATCAGCAGGAAGTTTCTTTCTCGAAATCAATACTCTTGACAATGAACTGATGCAAACTGCACCAGCGATTCGAGCCTCAGTTAAAGACGCACGAACAATGTCTGCATTTGACGAACCCCAAGGCCGTCGATTTCCTGAGTGGATATTGATGGGACTTAACGCAGGATTAGTTTCTGGTGCAGTTCGAGATCAATGGCCTCCAATCAAACACGCAGATAACGGTAACGTAAGAATGTTCTAGGTGATAATATGCAAGAAGAAACCCCAATTGAAGAAAAGAAAACCCCAACTACAAAATTTGCTGAATGGCTTATGGCTCGAGCAGAAAAGAAAGAAGCGAAAGAAACATCTTTGGAATCATTGATGAAGTTCAACGTCTTTCTTTCAATTGCTACATTGGTCTCGGTTGCTGGAGCGACTGTGGCAGACTATGTTTTGATGGCTTGGCTCTGGGTTTAATCACCTGTGTGTCTCTCTGGTGAATCCTAGACCTGTCGGATCGTCGCATGGACGACTTCGTATGGAATTGAGGCAACAACAATTGATGCACATTCCATTCCAACGGTTTACTTTCAATTGCATTAA